TGTCGATGATTTCATCAAGCAGCCACAGCAGGTCTTTGTCCTTTATCTTGCGTCTGACGATGCGTTTCAGCACGTGGTGCTTTATGGACGGATAGTATTTCTTTATGTCGATTTTAAGGCAGTACATGGGCTTTCCCCTGTATTTGCGTATCATCTTATCGACGTGCCGGGCACAGCCCTCTATACCCCGTCCCTTGACGCAGGAGTAGGTGTTATACGTGAATGTCTTTACCCATATCGGCTCCAATACGTTCATAATGGCGTGGTGGACTATGCGGTCGGGATAGTACGGAAGACGATAAATGACACGCTCTTTCGGTTCGTATATGGTAAATACTTCGTAAGGCGATGTCCTGAATGTCTTTGTCAGCAAAGCCTCGTGGAGAGCCTGTATGTTGGCTTCCCTGTTACGGTCGTGAACCCTGACACCGTATGAGCGAGTTTTCCCACGGCGAGCCTTTTCATCAGCAAGCCGCAGGTTCTCGACTGATATTATCTGTTCGTATAAATTCCCTATATGTTTCATCGCTTTGCTTTTCTTATTCGGAGCGTTCGGTAGCCCATACAACAGGCGTTCCTACCAGCACCTTTCGGGTTACTTGAAATCTTCTGCCAAGAGGCAAGGTCGTCGCTCCCTTATATCTTTGTCTTTCTGACATTCTAAAGCATAGGTGAGAGCCGATGTTCGTATTCGTATTCGAGGGGGTGTTATTCGAGTTCGCATAGGCGAAGCCTGCATTCGCACCGTTATTCGCGTTACCGCTGAACAGGACACCACGGGAGCGACCAACCTTTATCGTCATAACTATCTCTGTTTATAATCCAACTTCATTATCCGACACGTATCAGACACGGACGCTTACCGGGCTATGCGCTTTGCGGTAAAAAGCAAAGGCGAGAGCCGATGTCCGTAGACGTATACGAGGGGGCGTAATTCGAGTTCGCACAGGCGAAGCCCGCATTCGCACCGCTATTCGCGCCACCGCCGAACAGGACACCACGGAGGGTTTCTATTGTGGGAATGTTCGTGTAGTGGTAGTCGCAGAAAAACTGTGTAGAACCGCCTCCTACAACCGACGGCATAATCTCGCCGTATTCCCCGAAGATAACCTCTTTGACATATCCCTCTGTACGTGCTTCGTTCCCAACGTGAGAATAACCCTCGTAGTTGGTGTCATTGAACTTCGACGGGTCGGAGCATACAAACACTTTTGACAGGTTGTCGCCTCCGTTATCTGTTGTCGGGCTGATACGCACGTTGATACCGTCCGTCCACTGCCACATATGCCCGAACGGATTTTCTATACCCCTGTATCGAGGAACGTCGAAAGTCTTTGTTATAGTGCTGTCGTCGTTGGCGGCGGTGTATGAAACCGTACCCGTGCTGTTTCCGAGCGTGTCGGTGTGTCCGCACGGTACGAACGGATAATACCCGTTGAAGTTCGACCAAGTTCCGTCCCAAGTCGTCACGCCTGCGCCAAGACCGCCTTGACGGTAGCCCTCTGCGGTGAGTTCTGAGTTGAATGCCGCCTGTGTGTTGAGAGTGGCATATTCGACGGCGAACAGCCAATAAAGCGTCTTTTGTGCGTCATAGGTCATGCAGTTCCATTCAGCCGTTGCCGAATTGTTGCGCTTACGGGCATAGTTGCGGAAGTTTGTGCGGCTGATTTGTGTTGCCGGACGACCGAGGAATGTCCTGTACGTTCCGTCATATTCAGCGTTGTTGTTGCCGCCCCTGTACTGCTCTGCCATGTTCACGATTGAGCAGAGCTTCAGGTTTGTCCTGTCAAGGACAGCCTCGTATGCCGAAATGTACATCTGCGGCACTTGATGATAGCCCGGCAGGGGCTGTTCGCTGATGCGCACACGACGTATCGTGCCGTCGGTCTCGAACTTGCGGTAGTGCAGGGGGATTTCGACCATAACCTGCCCACGTGAGCCGTCGCGAACCTGCCCCGTCCAATCCCGTGGGTCGAGGTACTCCACCACCTTTCCGTTGTCGTCAAGCAGGCAGCCTTTCATGCGGCTTTGGATAGGCACGGACTTGTGGAGGTCGGTGTTTCCGATACGGGTGCAGGTAGGGGTCGATACCGTCGTGTCGAACTGTATGCCGTAGCTGCACTGTTCCTCGACGTAGGGGATAAGCGAGGCGAGTGCCGCCTTTTTGCTTTCCCCATCCTCGTCCAAAACCTCGCAAAGCAGGTTGAACGGGTTTGTTCCTGATACGTTCGGCAAATCGCTCAGCCGTTTGCCGTTCTCGAAAGCCTCGATGATTTCTTTCAATTTGCTTTCTTGTTCACTTGTAAATGCCATAGCTTTTAATTGTTTAAGAATTTGAAAACTGATTTACCTCCTTTCTTGATGAGCATAGCCGATGTAGCCGTGCCCATTCGCAGGTTTTTCTTCTTCTTGCGCAGGGCAGAGGAAGTCCACGCCCGTATGCGCCTCGACAGGGAGAGGAACAGTGATACAATCATACCGTACCCTCCACGTAACATCCGCTTCCCCAATAGATGTCGTTTGTCGCAAGGACTTCCGTATCGGGTGCGAGTTCCACAATCGCCATCGGTGTCCAGTCGTTGAACGGTACGGGTGCTTCCGACGGCTTTTCGTCCTGACTGCATCGCACGGCAAGAACCGTGTCAAGCGTCGATGTGCTGAATTTCGGTCTGACATAAACCGAGAACGGTACGTCGCCCGGTAGCTTGAATCCGTTTGACAGGTCGTTGATTTTCCCGTGAGAGACGATGCGACCGCCGTTCATAAACTCACTGATGTAACCTTTCTGTGCCATATCGTTATTGTTTTAGTGGTTTGTACTTCTATCCAAATCTCAACGCCCCGGATTGGGTGAGCCGTAGGCTGCTGCTGTTCACTTTCCTTAATGCCGGAGCGACAACCTCAATAAGCAGGGTCTTGGCAAGAGCCGTGTTGCAGGTCGGAATGACATGCACCGTGCTTTTGCCCCTGCCGACAACCGTTATGCGCCCGTCTGTACCAACCGTTATCGCCTTGTTATCGCTGATAAAAATCACATTTTGCATAGCACTCGCTGGCGATAATGCAGCTTTGATGTAGTTGGGCTTCACATTCCCGACGGTCAACCGGGTAACACTTTCAACTGTCATTCCCGTAGGTACAAGCCGACCGAGCGTCAAAAGGACATTATCCGTGGCATTCACTGCGTCTTCGGTCGCCTCCTGTGCCGCTTCTGTCGCTTCCTGTGCCGCTGCGGTTGCTTCGTTGGCTGCGGTCGTGGCTTCCTGCGCATCTTCTGTCGCTGTATCGCAATCCTCTTTTGCCTTGTTTGCCGCATCTGTGGCGGCGTTGGCTTTCTTCGTCGCTGCGTCGGCATCTTCCTTTGCCTTGATAGCGTTGGTGGTTGCTGTTTTGGCTGCTTCTGTCGCTGTGTCGGCGTTCTTTTTAGCCGTGTTTGCCGCCGCTGCCGCAGTGTTTGCTGCGTCCGTGGCTTCCTTGGCGTTCGTTACCGCCTGTGTGGTCTGTTGCTCGACAAACTCCAACGATACCTTGACGCTTCGGTTGTTTGCGTCCGTTCCTATCGTAAAAAGCCCTTTCAAGGAGCTGTATAACGGGAGTTCTGAAATCTTTATCTTCTTCATATCTGCGTATCTTAAATGGGTTACACAATGCTAATCGTTGAACCTGAATTTGCCGTTTGATGTCAGGCGCAGCGTCGCCCTGTCGTTGACGAACCGCACGGACGGGTAGGTGTACCTGTCAAGCAGCATGTCGATAGCGTAAACGCCGTTTTCTGTAAAGACAATAATGTTGTCCTCCGTAGCCAGCACAACGTCATCCTCCGTTATCCTGAAATCGCTCGTGAATGTCACGGTAAGCGTGAATTTCAGCCAAGGTCTGCCCTCCGGGTCAAATTCCTGTACGGTGCAGCTCTTGTAATGGCAGGGGAAGTCCTGTTCAAGCTCGTTTACCCACAGGAGGCGTTCATCGGGGCGTATAAGGTCGTAGAGCAGGGCATCATAGTTTCGCCATAGTTCGTCGAGCGTTTCCGCCCTCATGAGGCAGTATAGCTTCACGTCCTTGCTCTTGTAAAGCACGTTCTTGCTGTCATAGATAACCCCTGTCTGCGTCTTGATGTTCCGCAGGAGGTTCGTTTTGACAGCAGCCGGTTTCTGAACCTCCGACAGCGTTCCCTGCAATATCCTCACGCCGTATGCCGTGAAAGGCTGTCCATCTATGGTATAGTCATCGTATGCCGCCACTGTGCTTGCCGGGGCTTTGTACTTGTACCCGTCCAGCGGGAAGTCGTCGGCAAACTTGATTTTCACCTTTCCGAGCAGCTTTGCATAGTCAAGGCTCGTGTGCGACACCATGCGCAGCGTGTATTTACGCCCTATGGCGGCGCAATCAAACACGTGGTATGCTCCGTCCGACAAGAGGTTCAGAAAGTCGAAATAGCGGCTGAAAACGCCCTGTGTGGCGAATGTCAGGTTTACGTCACGTGTGTTAAGGACGGGAGCGGAGAGGTCGGCTTCTATGCCGTCTTCCTCGTTCCAATCGTTGCTGTCGACAGATTTCAACGGCGGCATCGCAACGAGTTCGTTCCACCCGTTGTCCGACACGTACATTCCGAACTGTTTGTACACGTCTTGCCCGTCGATGTATAATCTGCCTGACATCATAGGATTATCGCATTTTCAGAGGTGTTTTTAATCACACTGCAACCGACAGAAGCCGTCACGGAAGCGACAGCCCATTTCGATGCGTTCACGACCGCCCTTGCGCCGTGCAACAGCACAATCTCGTGCTGCTTGCATTCGTCGCAGTTTACCGTTGCACTCGTCCGACCGATAAGTATCGCCCGTGCCGGGTTCTTTAGCGTGATTACCCCGGCATCTATGTATATGCCGTACTTCTCCACGCCCTGCCCCTTGAACAGGCGGAACGTGGCGATATTCGGGAAGTGGTATCTGATGCAGAACTCCAACCCCTGCCGGGAGGTGAATACTGCGGCAAGTTCCTCTATCGTGTGTTCCGTCCCCTTGAACATATTGCACCTGCGGTATTTCTCCGCTATGTTGTGGAGGGAACGGCTTTCGCACTCCTGCCGGGCTTGCTCCTTGGCAATGACCCACTGTGCGTAAATCTGTCTTATTATCGCTTCCATAACTCGCTAACTTTTTATTTTAATTCCTTTCAATGCCAAATCATTCACAGTGTTGCGCATATCCCTGACATCGCTCTCAACGTTCGCCATACGGGTTGACAGACCGTCCGTGTTTCCCTCGATGTTAAGGACGCTCTGCAGGATAAGGTTTGCCGTCGCAACGAGCAGCTTTGTATTCTCGCTTATCGAGTAGGTGTGTCCCTGTATGGCTGTCGCTCGTCCGTTAAGCTCGTCCACGCTTTCCTGCGAGGCTGTCGCTATGCCTTTCTCCGAGGCTTCCCGTGTCGCTTCCTCCGTCACGTTAAACATATTCTTAACGCTGTCCGGGAGGGCTTCCCATATCTCGGCGAAATCCTGCCCGACGGCGTTAAGGTCGTTGGCGAAACCGCTCATGGAGGCAATGACAGCGTCAAGCCCCATAAACTGACCATCCTTGAACCATTTGTTCTTATACTTGTCGAATATCTCCCCGAGCGGCTCTTCAAGGTATTTCGACACGAGCATACGCTTAATAACGTCGCCGACGATGTCCTTTACCTTGTCGCCCCAAGCCTCGGCGTAATCCTCGCCGTCCTGGAAAGCGTCAAAAAATGCGTCGCCGAGTTCGCTGGCAATGTCAGCAGCCGAACCGCCGATAATTTCCTCGACCATATCGTTTATCACGGCGACAGCCTGTTGCCCGAGTTCCTCAATCTGACGCTCCCATTCCTCTATCTTCCCGTGGTCGGTGTCTTTCTTGTCGTTCTCGGCGTTGATCTGCTGCTGAATGAGCAACTGCTGTTTGGCGATATTCTCCAATTGGTCTCTGCTGCTCTCGTACTTCTCCGCTCCGAGTGCCTTGTCTGCGGAGTAGGCGATGTCGGCGTATGCGTCGGCGATTTTATCGGCAGACTTTGCAAGCAACTCTTGGTTGTTCGATACCGTTGAAAACAGCGTCCTCCACGCTCCGGCGACATCGTTCACGGCGAGTTTGTTCTGTATCAGCTCGGCTTTCGTTTCGGATAGCGTCTGCCGGATGCGGTCTATCGCACGCCCTGAATTTTCCTGCAACCGCACAATGTCGGCGTTGTCGAGTTCCCATTGCAGTTGGTCAATACGGCTCTGCAAGGCTTCGATTTCCTCCTGTTTCTTCTCGTCGTTGTTGAACAGGTTGACAATCTGCATCGCTATCTGCAAGGCGGCTGATATGATAGTCAGTATAACGGAGGCTTTCTCAACTGTCTGTATGGCTGTGGCGGCGGCTGTCGCCGTTCCCTGTATGCCCTGCGAGGACATATTGACAAGCGAAACAATGCCGTTTATCATTGACAGCGAAGAAGTCATAATGCTTCCGGCTGTGGATATGATTTCCCCGGCAACACCTCCGACAGTATCGCCTATGCTCTCAAACTCACGCTCGCACTCCAACAGCGTTTTGTACAGGTCTTCCCACTCCTTGATACTGCGCTTGTCGGGGCTGACACTGTTTTTGGCGTTGGCTTCCGACACTTTTTTCTTCGCCGTCGTCACCTTTGCCCGTGCGGTGGATAACTGACTGCCGGAAGCCGTGCCGGAGCTTTCCAACTCGTTAAGCTCGGCTTCCGCCTGTTCAAGAACCGCCTGCAGCTGTTCAAGCGTATAGTTGGCAATCTCGTTGCACCATGCCCGGTATGTTTCCTCCCGTTGGGCGAACTGTTCATCGACGGCTTGCAGGGCGTTCTGCTCCTGTAAGTCCAACTCGTCCACGTTCCCCTGCGTTACACCCTCCCGGAGCTGTCGGTTTCCGTTCGCGTCAAGGACATAGTTGCCTTTGTCGTCGGTCTTGTAAAGCTGCTTGCGCTTGTCTTCGTATTCCTCCGTTATTTTCAGCCTTTGCTGCTCGTAGGTCATTACATCGGCAAGCATAGCGTCGAGGGCATCCTTGTTTCCCTTGCGGCGTATGTCGGCGGCTATATCTTCATAAGATTTCAGTACTTCCCTCTGTTCCGGCGTAAGATCTGCAACTGACAGATCGAGCGAAGCCCTGTATGCAAGCTCTTCCTCTTTGGAGGCTTTGGGGTTGGCGTTTCGCCATTCAAGCACCTTTTTGTCGGCGAGGGCGTTCAGCATATCCTGCGTGCGTTTCTCATTCTCGGCGATGAGCCTGTCATAATTCAGGTCAAGCTGCATCATCGTCTTCTCGAAACTGTCGTCCATAAGGTTTATGCGCTGCTGCCTTATATCCAATTCCGCCTGTTCCTGTGCCTCCTGTACGCTTCGTGAATACTCGGCAATCTGCCTGTTCCGCTCGGCTGTTTCGTCTGCAATCTGCTGCTGTTCACGGGCAAGGCGTTTGGCTGCTGCCTCACGCTGTTTTTTCTCCCTTTCTGCTTCCTTTTTGTTCCGCTCGGCTTCCCTTGCTTTGTCGTCGGCTTCGGTCTGCTTCTGTTCAGCGGCTGTGGCGTAATCGGCACCACGTTGCAGGAGTTGTTGCTGCGAGAAATACTTTCCGTTGACATACGAACCGTTCGGGCTGCTTTGACCGATAGCCGTAAAGCGTTTGGCGAGCCTTTGAAGCTCGTCCAAATCCATATTCTCCATCCACTTTGGTATCTCGCCTCCTATGCGGATAGTGAAGCCGATAGTATTGTTCGAGTACTGCGACATCAGATTTTTGATGTTCTCGTACAAGTCGTGTACGCCCTCCGTAGGCTTTTGCAGACCTTTTTCTATGGCTTCTACCTTTTCGGAGAAAGTCAATGCACCCTCTGCGGCTGCACGTTCAGCGTCCGACGCTTTGTTCACGGCTTCGGAGTAACGGTCGTATTCCTCCCTCGCTTGTTGTATGGAGTTGATATAGTTCTGTACGAGGTTCTGATGATTGAACAGTCCGTCCGTTAGCCACTGTTTCTGTATGGTTTCCTCGCTTATTCCTATGGCTCGCATACGGTCTTGTATCGTGGCGTAAATCTTGTTGATACCCTTTTGGTATTCTTCGCCCGTCTTTCCGGCAATCTCCGTGATGTTCTGTTCAACTACATTCCCGATAATGGTAGATATTGCGGCGGCGTTCTGTTGCAGTTCCTTATTGTCCCCCAACAGCAACGTTCCCTCTGTCATAGCCCCGGACAGGTCGGAATAAAGCGTTTTCTGCGCCTCCGAGAGTTGCGCCGCATAGTTCTGCGCACCCTGTTCAAGAGCGTTTGCTCGCTGCCTTTCCACGCCCTCCTGCTTTATCAGCTCGATAGCCTGCGCACGTTTGGCGTTTACCATGTCGATGCTGTCGCCCTCCTTGATAGCCTGTAAGCCGTATTCTTCGAGTATGCCGTTAAGCTCGTCCATAACCTTTTTGTGGGTGGACGTGCCGGCTGTAAGACCGTTCAGGGTCATGGAAAGGGTTTCGACACGGGAGATTGTTTTGGCGGCACTGTCGCCGTATTTGTTTGTCATTTCCGCCGCCTCGCCGGACTTCGTAGAGAACAGGCTGAAAGCGGTAGCGGCTGCTGCGACAACGGACAGAACCAAGCCCAACGGGTTTGCCTTGACCGCCATGTTGAACAGGAGCATAGCGTCCTTTGCGCTCGTCACGCTTTTAGACAGCGATATTACGGCTTGTACCGTACCCCAAATGTTCATCAGCTTGTGTGCGGCTGCAACAGCCAAGACGGCGGCTTTGTACGTTCCGTATGTGGCTATCACGGTAAGCAGCACCTTGCCGACGGTTTCCCAATTTTCAACAAGGGATGAAACAATGTCGAGCGATGTTCCTATAACGCCCTCGGAAGCCTGTCCGATTTGGTTGAACATCTGTTCTATGGTATCCTCGATGTTGCTTATACGACCGGATATGGTTTGGCTCTGCGCCTCCATAAGACCGCCGAACTTGCTGCCCTCGTTCGTGAGGTTGATGATAGCTTGTTCCACTTCCGGGAAACCGACTTTGCCTTCTTCTACAAGCGCACGTACTTGGTTTTCTGCAACCCCAAGCACCTTAGCCAATTCTTCTCCCAAAGGAATACCCCTGCCGAGGAATTGGTTTAGGTCCGCAGTGTACATGCGCCCCTGTACCATTGTTGTTCCATACAGGTATGCGAGGTCGCCGATAGGTATTGAAAGCCCGGCGGCGATGTCACCGAGCCTTATAAGAGTTTCATTCACCTTGTCGGCTTCGACACCGTATGCAAGAAGCTGACGTGCGGCGTTTGATATGTCAGACACTCCAAAAGGCGTTGTGGCGGCAGTTTTTATGAGCTGCGACATAAGGGCGTTTGCCTCGTTCGTGTCGCCTATCATTGTCTTAAAGGCGATTTCGAGCTTTTGGAACTCTCCACGTACATTGACAACCTGCATGGCAAACTCTTTCATCTGCGACACGGCAAAGACACCTGCCGCCGTTTTCCCTATGCTTTTGAAAACGTCGTCAATCCGCTTGCCCTCGTTTACGGCTGTGCCTGTTATGCCCGACAAAATCCGTTTGGATTCTTCTGCGTCGGTGCGCAACTGCGAGTTGTCTATGCCCGTGCCGTAGTATATTCTGCCGTTGTCATTCTCCATTGTACGTCAATCAAATTGTTCAAAAATGCTTTTTATCTTCTCCCTGTTCCGTATGTCATCAACCTTTATGGCTTTTTGACGCTTCCGCTTCTTGCCTTCCTTGTCGTCCGCCTTGTGCTTGTAGCTCGGCAGCGTTGCCCCGTACATGACCATATTCGCATAGCTCATATCGTACAGGACATATTCGACCGGGAGGTTGAAAGCCTTTACCGTTCCTGCGACTATTGCCCAGACGCTGTCGTTTTGGTCTCCACTTTCGTCGGTCGCATCAGGTTTATCTCTGTCAGGAAAGTGGTAAGCCCGAAAAAATCCCCTAACTCCATTTTTTGAAGCAGTTGGGCGACAAGCAGGTTTAGCGCACGGGGCGACAGGTCTTCAAGTATCTGTTTGGCAAGTTCCGCCTTTCGGTCTATTACCTGTTCGACTTCTACTTCTTCCGTCCACTTGACAAGCCCCCACAGGCGGCGTTTCTCAACCGTCTGCCGGGTTTTTACTGTTTCCGTTAGGTTCTTTGCGCCGAGTATCAGTATCGCCGCAATGTCGCCCAAAGGACGGCATTCACGAGCCACAGAAAGGCTTTCCTCGACTACCTTTTCAGGGTCAAGATTGATTTCGGGCAAACGCGAAACAGCCTCCGAAGCAAGTATGAGTGTTGCTGTGCTTGCCGGGGCTGCCTTGTATTTCTTGCCGCCTACCGTTACCTCAATATCCTTTTGGAGTATGGTTTCGGCGACCTTTTCTTCTATTGTTTTCGTTGCCATAATGTGTTGCGTTAAAATTTGGGGCAGGAGGGGGAGTCGAACCCCCGACCTCAAACCCGTTGGGCTTGCGAGCTACCTGCTGCTCTATCCTGCTGTTGGTTATCCTGAGTTATGCGTTACCCTCCCGACTCTTCGCTCGGCACATAGCTCTTGATTGTCTTGCCCGTCTTCGGTTTCAGCGCACGAGCCACATAGTGGCGCAGCTGTCCGTCTGCGGTCGTGTAGCTGTCCTCGACACGCAGGACGGCTCTGTCAATCTGAATAGCCGGACAGTCCTTATCCTGTGCCTCGACACGGAAAGCGTGTTCGCCCGTGATTACTCCGTCGTTGTCCTCAAACGACGGCTCCTCGCCTTTCTTGACGAACTCGTCCCATTCGAGCTGATAGGTATTCTTTCCCGGCAAATAATCGACGAGCGCACCGCCCTCTTCTGTGGCGGTCTTTTCTGTTCCTGCGGTTGTCGTGAGTTGTGTACTGTCCTCTTTCGGAGTAGGTAACTCATCCCATTCCCCTGTGGGGGCACCGTCGGTGCTTGTGGCGTGCTTCAAATCGCATTCGCCCCAGTTTAATACTGCCATATTCGTTAAAATTTAATGGTTACTGATTTTGTTTCTTCATAACAGGTTGCGTAACAGGTGCGTCCCCGTCCTGCGTTTCAAGGACAGGCATATAGCCCACGTTGCCGTCGGTATCCGTTGCGTCTATTACGGCGACCTGCGGAATGTTCAGAGGCGCATAATCATCGCCGAAATACTCGTATTTGAGCTTCACGACGACGAAATGCTGATGTATGTCGGCTTCTTCCTCGGTGTAAATTGTCTGCTGCAACTTAAACTTGTAACAGGAAACTTCGGTCGTAAGGCTATCGAACCACTCCTGCGCAAGGCGTTCAATCCGTTCCGTGCGTTCTCCGTCCTCAACCCATACCCCGTTGTCATACGGGTCTATGTCAGGGACGAATATGTTCACGGTCACGACCCCCGTCTGTATCTGATTGGGAAGCCCGGTTGTGAAAATCACGACCGCATCTTCCTTGCGGCTGTCACGGGGGCGATACCCCTGCCGATAGACCTCACCTGAAATCATCGTGTAAAGGGTGCTGTCTTTCAGCAGTTGATAGATGTCGCCTTGAACCTGTTTCGATGTCTTTGCCATAGTTCCTGTTACTTGTTAAATCCGAGTTGTTTCAACATCTTGGGTACAAGCTGGTCGGCAAGCAGTTCCGAGCTGTCAAGCACGTTGTAACCCTTTGCGGACACATAAGATGCGTATCGCATTCCGGCAACGACGATAAGCACAATGCCTTTCGGGAACTTCCCGGCAAGAGAACGTGCGTAGGATATTCCCGTGCTTCGTCCCTCGTCGTTTCCGTCCGGCTTGCCGAAAGAGCCTGTCTTGTACACCTGCCCGTCAACGACCACGATATAACCGACGGAGCTGCGGAGGTTCTTTGTGCGGTCTTTGTACGAACCGTTCTCGATAGCCTCGTTGCGCACTTTTTCGCCTATGGCGCACAGGTTGTAGATGATGGCTTGTTTCAGCCTGTTCATCCGATCCTTGATGTAAGCGTCTATCTGCGATTTCGGTGTTATCTGTCTTATCGGCATAATGTCAAGTTATTTATTGCTGATTCGGCGTATGTGCCGTTTTCTTTTCGCTTCCGTATGTTTGGGCGTTCCCGTTTTTTCAACACGGCATTCGGGCTGAAATGCGTTTACACCCAAATCCTCAACTCACAGACCGCCTCCAACGGCTCAACCTGCATAATGGAAAACTCCCCGACCACGTTCCCGGCAAGGTCTTTCAACCGTACCTGCTCGGCTTCAAACGGCTGTTCCTCTATCAGCACTGTATATTGCGCCGTAGTGAAATGCTCGCCGTTGACACGTCCGAGTTGGTTGTACTTGTTTGCCGAGTATTGGCAGGGGATCGGGTCGCCCCAAGCCACAGAGCCGGGCTTTTGCGGATAACCCGTTTCAGGGTCAATGCCGCCACCCGTTTTCCGCTTTACTTCGATTGTGCCGTTTTGGATAATCATAGCCGTGAACCTTTATATCCGTAAATGGGTTTCGGCGTTCCTGCCTCGTCGCTTGCTCCGAAGTCGTCGTACAGGCTGTTAGCCCGGTTGCGGAACTGCTTGCGCTGTTCGTCCGTAAACGAATAGTTCTGTCCGCCCTGCGATACATCGGGAGCTATCGAAAGCCACATCAGGAGGTCAGCGACGGCAAGGTTGTATTCCTTGCTTTTCTGCACCTCCTGTGTCGCATTGGTTGTCAGCGACAGACCCCGTTTGTCCGCTATCGCCGTCAGCGTGCGGAGAGGAACGGGGTAGGCATTTACGCCTTTCAACGCTTCGAGAACTGTTTCCATAGTTTGTCACGCTTTACTCCCAATCCTTGGCATCCGTTCTCACATACAGGTTGCGGTAAGCCGTGTCGAACACTGGTACAGCGTCAGCCTGTCCGATAGTAACCTCGCTCTGCGGCTCAGCCGTTCCGTACTTCTTGACGATAGTGTGCGAACGTTCCGAGCGGAGGATAAGGTCGTTATTCTCCTGGAGGATGTCGTACTGTGTCGTTCCGAGGCGTTCCGTTTCGGTCAGCACCATACGGCAGTTCTCGAACGGGTTGCCGGAAGTCTGCGAGCCGTCGGAGAATTCACGTGTGATGGTCTGGTCGATTACACGGAGCTGTATGCCGTTGAGCCAAGCCTGTTTTGCGAGCATCGCATTGACCTGCGTAAGATCGGGTGTCTGTGTGATACCGAGGGCGTTGGCGGCGAAAGAGGCGCAAGCCTTTACGATTTGGTCTGCCGAGCAAATCTTGTAGAACTCGTCGAGGTTCACGTAGGCGAACTTCGGGTTAAGGTTCTTAGACTTGGCGAGCTTTATGAAAGTCACGAGGTCGCCGATGATGTCGGCTGTTGCCTTGTTCGCCCAATCCACTGTGGTTTTGACTTTCATTTCGTCGTCCACGTCGTAGTCAAGGTCAAACTCGTTGGCATAGGTTGCGTTGGTCGTTGTCGTGAACGCCAACTTTCCTGCCAATGACATCAGCTTGAGTGCGACGAACTCCAACTCGGACTGTACGCCGTTGAAGCAGAAGTCTACGTCCTCGCCCCAATACTGTACGAGCTTCGTTGCGTCCTCGTCCTGCGCAAAAGCGAGTGCGGTCTGATAATCCTTGATTTCGGAGCGGGTCATTTCCCGGCTGATTGAAATGAAAGGAATATCGCCCTTTGCGCTCTCGAAGATTGGACGACGCTTGCGGACGATGGTCGAGTTGTCAGAATGCAGGTCTGCGGCTACATTCTTCTTTTCGAGTTGGTTTCCCAAGGTACGCCAAATGAAGCCGTTTACCTTTTTGACGGGAAATAGCCTACCGAAATAGAACTGCGACGCATCGGCTGTATCCAAACGAGCCTGAACCATCTGCTGGGTCAGACCGTGAATGAGTGTATTTACGATTGTTGCCATAAAACGTCAGTTTTTTAATAGTTGATGATACCCGTTAGATACTTTGCCACACACTCCGGCAGGGGATTGCCCTTGGTAACGCCGATAAGCCAAGCGTCGGTATCGACGTTCTGCCCTTTGGCGATAGGCTTGCCCGTACCTGCGAGCGAAAGAGGGATGTATTTCAGCTTTGATGTGTTTGATGTGGACTGCGCCGCAGCTTCGATAAGGAAACCACCCTTTGCGATAGCTTTCAAGGTAGTACCCACCGTAATGGTGTCGTAGTCCTTGTTGCTCTCGTCAATGGCTGTAATGGCATAAGCCAAACCACCCTCGGCGGTCATGACGAAGTCGCCCACCTTGAAGTTGTGCAGCTTCTTGACCTTAATAGCGGTGTCGGAAGCACCTACCTCGGCAACCACCTCTGCGATTTTTACGACATGGCAGATGCCGTTGTCGGGTGCGCTCAACACTGCGCCCTCACGAAGATAGTCGCCTCCAAGCTCGGCGGTTTTCACAGACACCCCACCCCGGATGTCGGCGACCTTGTGCTGGAATACGCGAGGAACTCTCGTATCCTTGCGTCTTTGAACTGTCATGCTCATTTTCTTCGGTTTTTTGATTGTTAGACATTAGAACGGCTGACCGTCTTTCGGCTTACTGTCACGGTGTGCAATAGCTTCCTGCTGCTCTTTGGTCAGCTCGCCCCCTTGATTACCTGTGCCGCCTGTAATGGTCGGCTTTCCGAAGACAGCCCCTTTTGCCTGTACTTCGCTGACTATACCGTTCACCTCGGTAGTTATTTCCCCGACAAGAGCGTTGAACTGCTCGTCGGTCAAATCGTTTACAGGTGTCCGCTCATAAGCCTTGCGGAGATTTTCAGGCAACTTCTCGATGATTGTTGAAAGTTGCTGTTTACGGGTTGCAGTCGTGCGCTCGCCGTCCATCTTGTCGAGGCGGTCGTTCAGCTTCTTGTTGCTGTCGATAAGTGCCTGCGCCCAAGCCGGAACTTGCTCCTGTGCGCCCCCTGCTTGTTGTTGCTGTACGGTTGTGCCGCTTCCTGCCTGTCCGCCAGCCGCACCCCCGGTCGCATCAATTTTTTGCCCGTCTTTCAGCCCGTACTTCGTTTCGTAGGTGTGTACGGCTGTCTGTTGGGCTTCGGTCGCACGGCTGTCGCCGTAGCTCTCGATGATTTCGATAAACTCCTGCGTTACCCCTGCCACGGCAGTTGTAACCTGTTCGTCTGTCGTCACAGTCTTGGCGAGCTTCTCGGCAATCCTGTTCAGCACGTTAGCGTTGACCCCCGGAAATTTGGCTTTCAACGCATCAAAAAGTTTCTGTTTCATACTCGTATGATTGTTTAACTAATCAGATTATCGCCTCAAAGGTAATCAAATTCCCGTAAAGTGATTATATAGTAATCAGAAAATCGCCGAAAAATTTTCATATTACGCATATTTTGTTATGGTTAAGGCATTCAATGTGATATACTTGTTGATGATTAAATAAGAGTTAAAAATAAACTGAACGGATAAAAATTTCTCCCGAAAAGTGTGTTATTACCAAAATACTTCACTTATATTTGCAACGTGATTACAATATAAACAGTTTGAACCGCAAAATGACAGCAGATATGAACAAGAACAGTTTGGCATACAGCACGAGAGACATTAACCGCAACTTCCGCATCAAGGTTGCCGGGGTTGACAACGAGGGGAACAAGATAAACATGCTTGTTGGAGTTTCGGGAGCTTTGAAACTGATAGGGGTTGAGCTTTTGAACAAGTTCCTCAAAAGGGCTTTCTCCTGTATGGACGATGTTTGTGTTTGCAAGCTGCGCAGAGGTTTGAAATTCAGTTTTTACATCAAATAACGGAGGACGTAGTTATGACAAAGAGCATTATCGAGGGTGCATACCTCGCAGGTTTCGAGCCAAGCTCGGACAACCTTTCAGCCGAAGCCCTGTATGCGGAGGCAGTAGAGTTTTTGAACAATTCAATCAAATTTTAATAACCATCTAAAAATTACAGTATTATGGCACAGACAACCGAATTACAGCAAGGTTTGAACGAAGTAGTGATGAACAAAGTTCAACGGATGATTGACGGCAAAGCCGTCGGAGTACGGGAAACAATGGAACGCCTCGTGAACGAGGGCAAAATTGCACAGGACTACATCGCCCCGATAGGCGTGAACCTGAAAATCAACGACCACAGCCCGGTTATAACTTTCAGCGCAAACGGCTCTCTCCGCATGGATATGCCGGACGGACAGTTTACCCTCCACGACAACGCCATAGGACAACTTGCCGACCGTATGGGCATACCGCAGCGATACCTGCGTGGGCTTGCTTCGGGCGAGCCTTGGGCGAAGCAGCTCGCAGCGACGCTCCTTAACGAGCATAGCGGCTGGACGCAGCGAAGCCGTGTTCTCGTGAGGACGGTCGGAAAACAGGTAAGAGGCGTGTTGAGCGACAGCTACCGCCGCTTGAACAGCGTCGAGATATTGACGGCTTTCGTACAGGAGGCGGCAGATCAGGGAGCGGTCATTTCGGACGCTTATATGAACGACACCAAGATTTGGGCTGAAACGATACTCCCGACACCGCTGACAGTTCCGACAGCCAATAACGGCGACGTAGTTATCTTCGCCGGGGCAAGGTTCAGCACATCTGACTATGGCGACGGTGCCGTTGACATGAGGGCTTTCCTTTTGAACGGGGCTTGCCTTAACGGTATGGTTCGTGAGAGCGTGATGAAGCAGGTACACCTCGGCTCGAAGCTACCCGATAACCTGCAGCTTTCGCAACAGACCTACGAGCTTGACACCAAGACGACCGTTTCGGCTGTTCGTGACCTGACAAAAGGGCTTTTCAGTAAGGACAACCTTATGAAGAAAGCAATCGAGATACAGGGGGCGAGCGAGATAAACGTTGATTTTGAACACGAGCTGAAACGCCTGACACGTGACGGAGGGCTGCTCAAGCAGGAGGGCAAGGAGGTTGAAAAAATCCTCATGCGCAACGACCCGGAGGACGGCGTGCAGGGAGGAGCGACCCTTTGGAAGCTGACACAGGCTATAACGGCACACGCACGTGAGCTTTCGCCTGAAAGAAGCCGTGAATTACACGAATTATCGGGGCAACTTCTTAACCGTGTAAAAGTAACCGCATAACATAACAACCGCCCGGCAGACCGCCGCAAAACAGGCTCTGCCGGGCTTTAATCACCAATAATACTATGGCACAGGAATTTGAATTTGAAGAGAACCAAAACAATTACGGCGTACTTGACTACAAACACGCCCACACGCTGAAACGGTACAAGGAGCTATGCGACGAGCGATGCAAGGTCAATGTCGCCAAGTACGACTGTTTCTTCGCTTTCTCCAACAAGCAATTTGCCGACGGGCTGAAAACCATACGCCCGTTACAGGAGGGCGAGAAGCTCGTTTCAATCGGCGCAGGAGGTTACGGAACAAAGGACGGGGCGAAACGCCTGTTTGCGTTCTACGACAGCATAAACGACAAAATCCGCTCCGAGTGCAACCCACAGGAGGTTTACGTGTATGAGTACAACAATCACGAGTGCTGCATAGACTGGGACGGAGATTTGAACGCCATACGCATTATCGCCACTGTGTGGGGTGACGATGTAGCCCGGACAATCAAGCGCAAGAACGCCTTTTACCCGATTGACAAACTTTTCAAGTAGTTATCGCTGACGATAATTCAGTTATCGCTGCGATATGATTTTTTTAGATGCTGTTTTTATATGAAATCAGGGGAAATCTACCAAAAACAGGGCAAAAAGTTGGCAAAAGTCAGACCACCCTAAAATACGTTATTGCTTACGATAATCATACTCTAATGTGGTTATCGTTAGCGATAATTATTCAGAAACCGTGTTATCGCACGTATAACTCAAAAATTAAGGCGTTCTCACGGCGAAAGTACACATAGTATAGTAAAAGAAAAAAGAGTAAAAGAAAATAGAGAAAAAAAAGACTACTATCGTAGTCTAAAAAAAAGACCCTTACGGGTCAGGCGACCACGCCTCCAATCTTTGGGTTGTGGAATAACGCCTGACACACATAGTGGGGGCGTTAAACGGAGAAAAGACAATGGCAAAGAAACAGTACAAAATCAGAGCGAGGCTCGTGTTCAACGGGCAGGTCATGGTGTCGGCGCACAGCCGACAGGAAGCGGAGGCGATAGTCGAGAAAGGCATCGCCGGGCTACTCGGCAAGGTCGAGGCGCAGCCGGAGGCAGAGGAGCGGATACAGGATTGGGACTTCCCGGTCCATGCGGTGGTAGTTGTCAACCGAAAACAGGAGGAAGTATGAACAAAATAAACATCGAAATTACAGCGGACGGATGGCGTGTGGATGTTACTCTCAACGGAAAAACCTATACGGAACGCCATGCGTCGGAGGGTTTTGGGACAGCCCAATGCGAAGACGGGGATTTTGAATCAGAAGAAGCGATACCCGAAAATCTTTATGATGCGTTAAATGACTTCTTCTGTTTCAACTGCCAACAGGCGTTAATGGAAATCGAAAACGGGGAGGACGACTGATGGGGACAAAGGATTGGTTTTACCGGGTTGAGTTCAAAGAGCCGCCCATAGAGGGTGATGACCGGACGGCGTTCAATTTTTCGAGCCTTGCCGCTATCTATGAGCAGTTCGCCCCGGAACAGGTCGGGTGCAAGGTCTCCCGGCTGTGGAACATAGGAGTATCGGACGGCGTTCCTTACAGGGGGCGCAAGTGTACGATAACGAAAGAACAAGTGCGGCGGAAGAAACAAAGCAAAGCCCCGACAACGGGCGATAATCCAACGGACAATAAGTTACACGATTGCGAAAAGTAAAGCCGAAATACGGCGAATTTGAGGAAAATAACTAAGTTTGTAGGCGATATGAAAAAGATACCGAAGATAGTGTTGGACGAAGCCGAAAGACAGGGTCTTGACAGAATGGCTGCGTATCTGTGCGATGTTGACGGTCGTGCGATATACAGCTTGGGTGTGGAGAGCAGGGAGCGTTGGTTTCCTTGCCCTCCCGACGCTCCCGTGTTGGTTTCGCTGAAAGACGGAGAGATTGAGCCTTTCGACGACTTGGGCTTAATCGCCGGACTTCTTGAAACGAGTTGAGAATACGGGATTTATCAGCTTGTCGTCGATACGCAAGACACCGATAGAGCCGGGCTTCATTTGGTCGATATAATCGAAGTCCTGCCAACTGCCACGGCGACCTGATTGTGGGTCAAACCATAACAGGTTGCCGTCTTTTTGTCGTTCGACGATGAATACATGTGCGTCGCCCTTTCTCCATGCGCAGTAAACCTCGTAACGCCCCTGTTTCGCTGTTTTGTCCTCGATGAATTTCAGCTTGGCAAGCCCGGTGTCCTTTATCCCTGCCGACCACTCATAGTCAGCCCTCTTGCCGTCCGCTGTCAGGAAGCGGTCACGCCAATCCACTTTCTTGCTCACGCAGAAACGGCTGAAAGTCCTGTAACGCTTGTACCCTTTCAGCACGGGATTGGGCGTTGCTTGCAGGTCGAACCCACGGCGGCGAAGCTCGTAGGTCATGGTGCAGGTTTGGCAGTTGTGGCGATACCCCAAGTCTGCGGCATCAGAAAGCGAATAGCCCGGATTGCACTTGCTTCCGTCGGCTTCCGTGAAGTTCATTATCTTGCCTTGCAGGACAGGCAGCACCGCCGCCAATTCTCGGTTGTTCTGTGCTATGGCGGCAGAGAACCCGGCGTGCTTCTTGTTGTACGCCAAAGCCGAGGCATATTCCTCGTGGGTGTCGTATGGCATTCTCATCGCATAGAGCTTTGAGTAACCTTTGGGCAGATACTTCGTGTTGTCCTTGATGAAGTATGGCACAGAATAGCTGCGCTTCGCCCGTTCCTCGTTGTCTTTGAGCCATTGCTTGAAGTTGCCCGGTACGTCATCGACACGGTTCACGCTCTTTCCGTCGAGCGGCTTCCCGTCAAGGATGCGCCGTGTGTCCTCGGCTATTTCCTCGTCCGTTTTCAGTATCGTAACAGCCCGGCAGCGGCAGTGCGGGTGCCAGCCCGTGAACTTGAAATCCTTGGGATAACGCCCTTTAAGCTCGTCGCAGATGTCGGTAAACGGAACGCCGTTGAGCGTGTGGTTGTTCGACAGCTTGATTTCAATGCCCACAACGAAGTCAAGCTGCTGCCAACGCTCATAGTCGGCTGTCATGTAGGCGATGTTGGTTTCCGTGGCGGCAAGCCTCCGGGCGTTCTTGTACGAGCTTCTGTACACGCCACGTCCGGGGTGGAAAGCGGCGGCACGCTTTGACAGTTGCAGCTCCCCGTGTTCGTCCCTGACACGACGGAAGAGCTTGTCGGGATAACGCAGATAGCTCCGCAGTTCCTGCGACATTTCATCAGCCGACAGACCGTTGCGTATGCCAATATCCAAGCCAAGTTCTATTTCAGCTTTGAACTGATCCGTGTACCGCCATACCCTGTCGGAGAGGTTAAGCCCGTTTACCTTCCGTTTCTCGAAAGCCTCCCGTGCGCTCTCGTTGGTGCTGAAATAACGGCGTTCCTGTTCCTTTGTCAGCTTGCCGATGTTATCCCCGAATACCTGCCGTGCGAGTTCGCTGTTTTTGTTGTTGGCGAGCGTCCATTCAGACCTTATCCCGTTGATTATAATTGACGACAAGCCGTTTTGGAGCTTCTGTAACAGCTTTTCGACCCGTTTCCTTATTGCAGGGTAGTCGTCGAAAGAAAACAGCGTGTCGGGCTTAAAATCGGGCAAAGACAAGCCTATCGCCACAGCCTGTGTGATGACCTGGCGATAGAGCCTGTCTATCTCTCGCTCGTATGCCGATAGGTTGCTTTGGTGCCGACGGTCGTATTTATCCGTTGCCATTGTCTGCGTCCTCCCGTTTCAAAAAATGTTCGCATTGTGGGTCTGACAGGAAGCGGCAGTATTTCCCCTCCTTGTAGAACAGACAATGACACAGGATAAAATGCCCGTCAATAGCCTTGCTGCACCAATCGTAGCTGTGCTTGCAATGGCGGCACTGATATTTGGGCTTGTCCGGCTGTTTGCCCCGTTGTGTAGTCATTTTCCTTGCCATAGCCGTTATTCTGTCATTTCAAATGCGTCTATTTTATCTTCCTCTGCAATCTCACGCAGGGTCTTGTCAACATCGTCGCTATGCCCGTACATTTCGATAGACTCACGCTGTGACATGAGAGCTTTGCCGCCGTTCGCCGCCATGAGGTTGCTTATCGTGTCCTTTTCGTCCGTTATGGCGAAAGGCGTTATCAGGGTTTCGACTTTCAGAGCGTCAATGTCGGCGGCATAACTCTCGCCGAGCATTATCTTGGCAAACGCTTTAACGACATTCATCTCACGGTCAAAGAACTCAATCAGTCGACCGCTCTCGTCCTTGACTTTCAACTGTGCGTCGATGAACATCTGCTTGCGGCTTTCTCCTGACAAGGCTTGCTGCGACATCTTCCCATAGCTCCAATCCGGGAGCTGCAACTGCGTGAAGAAAAGGTCGCGGAGCTGTTCGACATAGAATTTCAGATTTTCGACAGCCTGCGCCCATGTCACGTATTCAGCCCTGCCGTTCTGCGGATATTGCATCACGGAGCGGAACTCTCTGTTAGGGCTTTTTTCGTCCCCGTAGCTTATGGCTTCGTCCGCAAACACGATGAAGATAGGCTTGGAGTTCTGACGCAGGTAGTTCCCGTTCCGGCTCAATGTCCATTCGATTTCATAAACCGTCTTTGAGGTGTCCTCCCATATCGGGGTCGGTCGCCACGCATACACGCCGGGGATTTTGCCGAGCGTGATGTTCTCGTTCTCGACTTCTGCCCAGCCTCCGTTCTCGTTGCTCCACTTGATGTGCTTGTCGGCTGTATAGGTGTCGAAGTATTGCACGTACTTCCTGCCTTTCTTCCGTGTGTAGCCTACGGACATGGCTATCATGTCACCGTATTCGTCGAACAGGGGGTAAAGTTCGTCGCCGAGCATAGGGGAGAAGTTACGGCATCGGAGCTTCAGCGGAGACGAAAAGCCGTACAGCGTGTTCCGTTCCTCAATGGCATACCAGAGCGTAAAGACCTCGCACCCGGCAAACAGCATATTGAGCCGTTCGTTGTTCACGCTGTTAATGCGGTTGCGGTCGTATATGCTCTCAATGTATGCGGCAATCTGTTTCTGTCTGTCGTTGTTCGGCGTGTAAACCCTTTTGGGAGGGATACCCGTTACAAGCTCTGTCATGCGCTTTGTGGCAAGCCTTTGTAGGTCGCACGTAACACGGGTAACGTACTCTATGCCCTCGTCGGTCACGATGTCCGGGTATTTCTGTTTGTTCATTACCGGGTGCTTGGTCGGGTCGAACTGTTGCACCAAACCGAAACGCCCCGACCACGCCGGGACGACGATCGTCTTTTCTTTTAAGGCTGCGATTTTACTTTCAGCCGAGTTCTCGGAGTTCAAGATTTCTTCGATTGTCATAGCTATTCCGTTTTTATTGATGATTGATTATCTTCGTATTATCTTCGACAGCCTGTCAAGGTCTATCGGTTGCCTGTTGCGTATTGGATAGAACGTGTTGGCGAGCGCGTCGAACTTGTCGGGGCTTCGCCCGATGCGCTGTTTGATGTCCTCTTTCGGTTCGATGAATATGCTGCCGTTTGACTTGAAGTCAAAGCGTATTGAGGTTGCTTCCTCGTCAAACTGTGCGTCAGGCGGAAGCATCGCACCCGTGTTGTTCCTCGGGTTGAGCCAATCCCGGACGCACCAAAACAGGTAGGCTCTCATGTTTAAGAACTTGTATTGTCCCGTGATGTCTGTAAGGTCACGACCGCTCCGGGCTTTCGCCGCCTCGCTGTACTTGCAACTGATGATGAACTGCTCTTTGTCAATCTCAATGCAACGGCTGTAAACACCTGCGCCCTCTCCGATGGTGTCGATGCTGACATACGCCTCAATCTGCCGACGGCGGTACGCCGCTATCTTCCCGGCTATGCCCATGTGGTCTGCCGCTCCGCCGCTGTTATGGGTTTGGAACGGTGCCACCCACGCACCCTTGCGCTCGCAGAAGCAAGTGTTATCGCGTCCCATACCAGCCACGTCAACGCCGAGCATACGGGTGTCGTTGCCGAGCGGTTCACGTCCGTTAGCCTGTTTCCAACGCTCGTGCGCCAATTCAAGCCACTGCTCCGGGATAAGTACGTCGTCGGCGACTTTCGGGAACTTGCCGAGGACTTTCTTGCGGAAGTAGTCCTCCGGGCGATACCACCGCCCCTCAAACTCGAAGTCGTCCATCTCGACAAGCACATCGCTCTCGTCAATGGGCGTACACCAGTTCTCGACCTTATCCACGACCCACTCGTAATCGACCTGCCCCGGTATGACAATCCGCTTCTCGACCACGTTCGGTGCTGTAAGGTTGTTAAGGCTGAACCGTGTCCAGCGGTCGCCCTTTTGGCTCTTTGCGGCATAGCCTATCGTGGTGTTGGGGTTGAACACGAGCAATATGCGGCTGTCGCCTTGCAAGTTTCCCTCTATGGCGGCAAAGGTGTCGTCGCCTATACCTGTTGCCTCCGTCACGACGAACATCGTATGTACGGCGTGGAATCCCGACCAAGCCTCGTGGTTATGCTCGTCGGCTTTGAAGCCTGTCAAGAACCATTCGGCATAGTCCGTTCTTATGTCAGCGGTCGTCAAACGCCCCGGCAGCAGTATTCCCCTCGCTTTCGCCCGGTTGTAGAGGCGGCTGATTTCAGGCATCATAATGTTCTTTACCTGACGGTCAGTTGGTCCGGTCAAAGCCACTTTCGTGTTCTCGGCAAGCTCCACTTCTCCGTTCGCGTTCCGTCGCCAACGGGGTGTCAGATACAGGAACGACATGGCGGCACAGGCTGCGACAAAATCCTTTCCACGTGCCGTCCCGGAAGCCACAGAGGTACGCCTGTTGTGCTGTACGCTTGACAGGATAGCCTGCTGTTCCGGGTCGAGGTACACGCCAAAGGCTTCATGTACGAACTTGTTCCAATCCGCACGCCAAGCGTCTATCAGACCAAGACCTTTTTGCCGTATGATGTCTTTCCGTTTCTTCATTGCTTGATTTTTGCCCGTTTATTTGGCTTCTGCCGCCTTTTCTTTCGTGATATAATAAACTTGCCCGTCGAAATGAAACAAAGCGTCTGTTGGGCTGGAAATGGCCTCATTCGCCGCCTTGTTGTTCCGCTTCATCCAACATCCCGCTCTCGATAAGGAACGAGGCGAACGACATACCGCCCTGTATGTCCTTTTTCTCCGGGGCATACAAGCCGAGCAGCTTGCGCCGTTCTGCGAGTTGCATACGGATTTCGGATATGTAGGAAGGGTCGCCAAGCCTGATTACCTCCGTTTCCGTCCGCTCTGTCTGATAGGTGCGTATGGAGGTCTGCCCTGTTTCGTTGTCACGGGCAGGAGAGCCTTTCTGCTTCCGGGCTGTTTTCGTGTAGTCCGTCTTTGACTTCTCCCACTGTTCCCACAGTTCCCGGACGGTGTCGTCAATGCGTTCCAATTCAAGCTGCAGGGCTGCGTCCATATCCTCGATACGGTTCTCGCGCCATTCTTCGAGCAAGCTTTGAATGTCGCTGTGGCAGGTCGCTATTGAGTAGGTTTTCAAGGCGAGCCGCTTCATCACTTCGGACTGTATCTTGCGTATGCTATAGCCCCGTTTGTAAAGCGTCGCCACGATTTCAAGCCGTGCGAGCTTTACTTGTTGCCTTTTCTTGTCTTGTGGTTTACTCATTATCGTTTCCCTCCGTTGTGTTTATTTCGTTGTCAAAATCAGATAATTCACTATCCGTAAACTCTATCTTTTTGAAATACTTTGCTATGTCTTTCGTTTTGCCTTTATAGAACACGAGGATATTTTGGTGCATCTTGGCTACTTTCCGGCTATCCATGTACCGGGATGCCCGTAAAGCTGTACTTGCTCCCGTTTCGATAAGGATTAGTTCGTTATACAGGAGCATTCCGTTGTCGCAGAATATCCGTTTGACATCATCGACAAAATTGTAATATCCGCCTGTTTTTTTGTTGCGGACATCGCCAACGACGATAACGGCGAAGCGGTTTTCTTTCAGGCAGGTTATCGCCCGTGAGAAAGCGTTTCGGAGTATGCCTATAAAGCCCTCGTAGGTGTTTTGGTTACTCGCATCGTTTTCCTTGTCGCTGTAAACTTCCAAATCGTAGTATGGTGGGCAACTGAAAAGCATGTCTTGGCTGTCAGGGCTGAAATGCGCCGCCACGTTCTGACCGTCGTCGCAGATGTACCGTATCGGCAGGTTACGTCCCTCGATAACACGGTTGTTTATATCGACCTGCTCCTGCCTTAACTCTATGCCCGTGAAACTGTGTCCGCACATGCCGAATACAAGCCCCTTTTGCGTATCTCCGGCGAAGCAGTCGAATATCGCCGAACCGTCGCCCGGTGTAAACCACTTGCAGCAGATTTCAGACAGCACGGGGTCGAACAGTGATACGCCCTGTGACAGCACCTTTTTCGCCTCCCGTTCCTTGAATTCCTCCGGCACGTACTTGTCGAGGTATTCCTTGAACGACAGACCGAGTTCCTCCCTGTGCTGACGGGTTTTCTGATACAGGTCTTTATATTTGATTTCGGGCGACTGTATAAGCGTATCGCTCCGGCTCTCGCCCATATCCCCGATAAGCTCACGCCACATCTTTTTCCGGGCTTGCCAATAGCCTTTCCGGGTGTCGAGGATAGAGAACGGAGGTACGACAAAGCGGTCGTTAAGGGTGGTTTTTGCTTTGCTTCCTCCCTGCATCTCTCCGCCGCCGGAGCTTTCCCCGGCACCGTCCTCCTGCCATACATCCACGCCCCAATCCACGAGGTCGTCGTTGTCCCACTCGTTGGCGAGGGCATCCATATCCCACTCGCCGAAGCCGACGTTATCCTTGATGATGAACTCCCGTTGCTCTGCGTCCGTCAATTCGGAAGCCTTGATAACGGGTGCCGTCGGCTTGTCTTTCCACCGCAGCCAATACTCAACGAGGTTGTCCTGTTCCGCCTGCGTCTTTTTCTGAAAGTCACGTATGCCGGAAAGCCTTTCCCTCAACTCGTCCTCCGACATGTCGGCTATGGCTGACAAAGCCCGGTAACGCATGTTCCCTCCGAGCGCAACCATCGTGTTATCCACGACGATAGGTCGTAGGTCGAGCATCTTCGGCAGGGCGAGCAGGGAGTTTATCAGTTTCTCGAATTTGTCATTCTTGATAGTTCGAGGGTTCGCAGCGTTAAGTTCTATCTGCGACAGGTTTACGAGTTCTGTTTTCATAATTCCCAAGGTTTATCGTTCTGAAATTCCCCGAACAGCCCCCAACGGCACATAGAGGCATAAATGGGCGTGTCGAGCTTGAATGCACGGCGCAGCTCTGTCGGGTCGATAGTCTGTGTGCCCTCGCACAAGACATTGCCGACAGCGTCGCAAACGGAAATATCGACTTCCTGCTTTCCTATGCAACAGGCGAGGGAGGTGTACACGTCGCATCCGTATTCTTCTGCGTACTGCCTTGCCAGCTTCCGGGCGTAAAGGTTCAGCGTAAGGTCAGCCTTGCTTCCGTCCTTTGTCCATGGAGAGCCTCCTCCTATACGGCAAGCACCTCCGTAGAAGTCCACGGCGAGCTTGCGCCCTGTTGTTCCGCAGTCTGCTATCGGGCTGTGTTGTACGTACCGCCCTGTTCCGTTGATGATGATTTCGCATCCGTCACTGGCTATTCCTCCGGCATGGGCTATCCCAAACATATAGTCACGCACAGGCATCTCGTCCGTACCGCCCAACAACGGGATAGCGACGATAAGTTTCTTTATCTTCCCGTCGTCGGTAATGACCTGCGCCTTGATATCAAGCCCTCCGATGCCCGAATCGAACAGGTGCTTGCAGATGCGCTTGGCTATGGTATGCTCGTAAGGCATACCGCACGTGGAGCGGTCAAAGGCGCAATATCCGAAGAAGATGCCTTGGTCTCCCCAGCCGTCAAGCCCTTGTGCGATGTCGGGGGACTGTTGGCTGATAAGCGTTGAAACATTGAGAATATCTCCGCAGACGGTGTTCTCTGCGCCCCACCTCTGCTGATACTCCCGTGTGTAGCCGATTTCATTCACGGCATCACGGACGAAGCCTGCAATATCCTGTGAGGAGAAATGGTGTTTGCTCGATACTTCTCCGCCAAGTGTTACTTGATGCCCTTTGATTTGAACCTCGACCGCATACCTTGTTTGTGGGTCGTGTTCGATGTATCGGTCTAACAGGTACTGCGAAATGTAATCCGCCACCTTGTCAGGGTGTCCGAGTGATACGTACTCTGAAAATTTAATCATTGTCGTTACTGTTTGATTGTTAATTGCACAAAAGTAGCCAAAATGATTATAATATAATCACATTAAGGCAAAAAAGGGGCTTTTTCAGGGTTATTTAGCCCTAAAATCGCAGCTTTTATGAGATTTATGGTCGATAGCTTGTATAGCTCGTCCGGCGTTGTCCTGAATACTCTCCAGCCCATGAGCGTGGCGGTGTTGTACTTCTCGATGTCTCCAAGAAATCCTTTCGGGGAGGTGTGCCGTCCGCCCGTCCATACACCGCCCTCAACCTCCAACGCTATCTTATGCTCCGGGATAGCGTAATCAAACCTCCAACGCCGGGTAGGGTGGAACTTGTACTCCTTGACGCACTCCACCCTTAAATCTGTCCGGCAGATCGTGGTAAATACGTCCCTTATTTGATACGAATTCCCCGTCTGTCGGCTTTTCTTTGTTTTCGTGTTAGGTTGCCTGTTCATTGTAAGAAAGTTTGAATTTGGGGCGCATTCAACGCCAAGACGACAGAACGGGGATTTCTCCCCGAACTGCCTTCTCGTGCGCCCCGGTTGATACTCTAAAACGGCAGGTCGTCATCGTCCACAACCACCGCAGAGGTGTCTATGGGTTTCGGACTTGCCTTAATCTCGTGCATGCCGCCGAGGATGGGTGTGCTGTTCCGTTCTTCCTCGGTCATTGCGTCGTACTGTTCCTTGGGCAGAGATACCTTGACGCAATGTGTGTCGTTGTACCGGGCTTCTCTCATTTCGATAGCTGTCATGTTCAGATAACAGCCCTTTTCGCCGAGGAACATTCCGCTGTCCTCTATCGGGATAATCAGGCAGCGTTTCACTGCGCCCGTCCGTCCTTTCAGGTCTTTCACAAACGCCCCCTTAACTTTCAGGAGGTCTGCCTTGATGCTGTAATTTGCCATTTTTTGTCGCTTTAATCGGTTGAAAATACGGTTTGTTAATAAAAGTTCGGAACATTTGCGTTCAACGGTTTACCGCCCTGTCAATGGGGTTTCCGCCTCCTTTTCGGGTTGCTCCGTACCCGGTGCCAATAGGGTTTCCGTGGGCAGGGTTTCTGTGCGTGAAGCCTCTCCCGGTAGGGTGGGTACGTGCGCCGTTTCCCCTTAGCCGGGTGTACCATAAACTCTTTAAGACGTTCCACCACGTTTGTTATCGCAAAGTCCTCCGCCATGTCCTTTTGCATTCGGGCTATTGCCTCCAAACATTCTTTTACGGCTTGTTTCAGCCTTTCGGAAGCCTGTTTTAGCTTGTTTTTCAAGTCACTGTCATTCATTACCCTGTCCTCCTGTTTGGTTATCCCGTTCCTCGTAGTCTATGTAAATATCCTCGACCGTCCCGGTTTCCGAGCGGTGGAAACGTATGCGGCTGATGAGTATGCCGCCCTGTTCAAACTGCTTGTTGGCGGCGGCAAGGAAACTGCGGACTTCCTCAATGCTTATCTTGCGTTCCATAATTGCCTCCTTTCAATAATTCGGAGTTATCGTATATGTTGCCGATAACTTCTATTTGTTCGGGATAGTCGTCTTTAACAGTGCTATATAGCGTCCATCTGCTTTCTCCTGCCGGATGATTGACATAGACAACATCGTAACAATAACCTCGGACACCGCCTTTTACCCAACCGATAACTTTACCTTTAGCCCCAAGAATATCTCCGTCGTAAATCCCATTGCCTTTGCAATCATACAGTTCTGTAAACTGACCGACCGTTTCGGGGTCTGTGAAAAATCCTGCTGTTCCCGGTTCGTGGATATAACAGGCATCGCCAACCTGCATGAGGTTTCCATAATGCCATTCTCCTGTGTGTAGGCTTTTGCCTCTGAATTTTATTTCTCTGTTCATTTTTCTTTATGTCTTGTAAGTTTTCTAATAATCCGATTTAGGTAGGCATTTTCGCTTTCGAGGTCTTTAATCTCTTGGCGCAAAGCCTTTACCGTCTTGTTATATTGTTCACGCTCAAACTGCGGAAAGGAAATATCGTTCCGGCAGGTGCAATCCTCCATATCGCCTGAAACAGCGACAGCCATACAGCCGGGTATCAATACCTTTTCGCCCCGTTCCGTGTAGATGTAGTGGCATTTCATGCATTATCGTTTTATCCATTTCTTAATGCTGTTGATATATGTCGGTGGAACATAGTAGTTAAACTCGCCCCGTTTAAGTGCGTCAATTTCGCCCTGTACGGCTTGAATTTTCCTGTCTTGTTCCTTGCTTGCATAGTTGAACAAATCGTCCTGTACGGGCGTATTTTTAAGCCTTTTCAGTTTCGATTCCTTTGCCCGGAGCAGCGTTTTGCTTTTTTCCTCGATGTACTCCTGCCCCTGTTTCAAGGTCTGCGCACAGGTTGTCAGTTCGACTTTCAGGCGTGGATTATTGACCTTGACGAGAGCGGCGAGGTAGTCAAAATACCACCGCCATTGTTCGACAATCCATAACGGCAGCTTGTTTCGGTAATAGATAACCTCCCAATCGTTACAGCCTTTGCGAATGGTTATTTTCACGCAGATTTGGTTGTCAGTTCCCCATTTACCCATGTTGTAACTGTTTTAGAAGTTTCTGTAATCCACGTCCGTCCTGTATCGTCTTTCCCGTTGCCCATCCGCTGTACGGATAAAAGAACACCGGGTGTTCCTTGTGGATGAACTTAATCATTTGGCTATCCTTGTGGATAACCTCATAGCCCAATTCCTCGATACGCTTAACCGCATACTCTATACGGGTAGGTTCGAGGCGTTGCTGTCTTTCAATGTTCAATCTTGCCATAATCAATACCTGAATTCTGAAAAGTGAATAATCGCCAAAGGCTTTTTGAGGTCATACCCCTTAAACCATTCATACCAGTCATTAAACGATAACCCGTCATTCGCCGCTAAAACAGGCAATTCAACCTTGTGTCCGTTTATGATAGCAGGTCTGAATAGGTCAATCATTTTCAGCATTTGTACGCCGACCCCGTCTTTGGCTGTCAGTTTCCCGATTTCAACCTGTTTGCTTCGGTATGGCTTGCCCGTCCATTGTCTGACGGATAAGACAGCCCGTCCTGACTGAATTTCTGAAATACGCTGTTCCCAAAGCGAATAATTCGCTCTGATTGTGTGTATCTTATCAAAATAGTTGTTGTCTTTGAACAGAAGCTCAAAGTCTGTCGGTTCTCCTGCCCGTTTGTGGGTTTTTGGAAAAACCTTTGAAAGTGTCAATACATAAGTTTTCATATTCATTTTTCTGTTATATGGTTAAAACGGACATTCCTCATCGGTGGGCATCGGCAGATCGTCGTAACTGTCCCAATCGAACTGTGCCGCTTCCGCTGCGTCCTGTAGCCGTCGTTTTTCTTCTTCAATCAAATGGTTGCTGTTGTCCCAAACAGGCTCTTGCCCGTTGGTATATGGCGTGTACCGCCCGTTGTTCAGGTTGTATTTGAACAGTGCCGTTCCGCACTCTCCGAGGTGTCTGAACTTCACCTTTTGCACGTGTACTTCCACCGTGTTTTCAATTCGGTTGCGGTGTACCACGATACCGAAGTCTGCTTTGTTGTTGAAATTCGCCGAGCCGCTGATGTCGTACAGCGTCGGTGCTTCGATTACTCCGTCCTTGTTCTTGGGCATCTTCGTCGGGTGCGCCATAAGGATTATCAGCACGTCGTTCAATTGTGCGAAGTTTGTCAGCTTGTCAAGCAGCCGGGATATGTACTTTGTTTCGTTCTGCCCCTCGCTCTCGTCTTCAAGCCTGTTGTACGGGTCGATTACAAGAGCCTTTATGCCACGCCGCCGGACGAGGAATTTCGCCCGTTCAAGTATCGTGTCAAGCCTGTAATCGTTGTGGGGAGCGATAAAGAAGAAGTCCGTTTCGAGGTGTTCCTTGACCTGTTTGTACTCCCCGAAAGTGAGGTGCTGCTTGTCGAACTTCTTGCCTGTGAACTTCTCTATCAGCTTCGAGGCGTGGTAGGCGAGCGGAGCGTTTTCCGGGCTGAAATAAGCGAAACGCCACCCATAGCGCATATTCAGACGCTCGGCTATCTCGTCGATGAACTCCGACTTTCCGCTTCCCGGTATGCCTGTAACGACACAGAGGCGTTTCGTTTCAAAGGATAACAGGCGGTCGAAATTATCGTGTCCTATCGTCACGCCTTTCTGCATTCCGTACTCAAACAGAGCGTCAAGAGACTGCTCAAAGTCCGACACAGTGAAGATGCCCTCTATCTTTATTTCGGGTGCGTTGGCGAGGCATTGCAACAGGCTGTTCCGTCCAAACTTCATCAGGTGTTCGTTGGCATCCTTGCAACCCTCCCCGTATTCAAGAACTCGGCAGCGTTCCGCTCCGAAACGGCGTATCAGCTCGTCCCGGAGCATAACGCCCTTTGTGTCGGTGTCGGAGGCTATGAAAATCGTGTCCTTGTCGTCGAAATAGTCCTCTATGTAGTCGTCAAGGTAGTCGAGGTTGGCGTTTGCCCCGTTGGGTACGCTTACAACGTCGTGTCGTCCGCACTCATAGAACGACAGGGCATCCATTTCGCCCTCCGTGATGATGCACTCCTTGCAGCCTTTGATAGCGTCGATGTTGTACGGTAGGAGTTCCGCCCCCGACACGAGCTTGAAACACTTGTCGCCCGTTCGGTATTTCGTGTTCACGAGTTCCCCGTTGTGGTAGTAGTTGAACTGCACCGTGTTCGCCTGTCCGTTCTTCTGTGGCATCCACTCGCTGCCCTCCGTGATTTTCATCGCTTCGACCGTAGCCCGGCTTATCCCTCGCCCGGCGAACCATGCGAGAGCCTTGTCGGACAGCGTTGCGTTGCCTGTGTGCGTCGGTTTCTTGTACACGGGCTTCTGCCGCCGTATGGGTGCGTTGTTAAACCACGGCTGGCGTTCCATCCACCTGCGCTTCTCCTGTTCGTCCGGCTCTTTTGCGCAACCGCTGAAACCGCAGTAGTGACATTTGAACATACCCGTCGACAGGTCAACGGAAAGGCTCTTGTCACGCTTGTCGTGGCGTTGGTCACGGCATTGCGGACAATGCACCTTCACGTTGCCTGATGTACGCCCGTAGGGTATCTTTATCCCGTATTTCTCCCAATTCATCATAACAGAACCCATTTAGTCGTTGCACTATCCCAAGCGTGTTTGTCGCTCGGTCTTGGCGGTGCGTCCTGCGGTATGGTAGCCTTTCCCGAGCCGTAGGTGCGTCGCCCTGTTTCACTGTCGATATATTCGCCGATCCCGAGGTTCGGGTTGTCCTGCGGCTTCTTGCCCCGTGAATTACGGTCGTTGTCGTAGTTGCCCTCCATGACCTTTATGCTGTTTCCGCTGTTGCCGAAAAGCCAGTCGAAAGTCGCCGTCCATTCATGGGTATTTTTGCCTTTCAGGAAGTCGCTCGCCTGTATGCGCTTGAAAATCTCCTCCGCCGTCTGCAACCACGCTTCGGAAGTCTTGCCCCACTCGTCACAGCGGCATTTTATCTTCTGCCGCCTGTTGTCGTTGAGCTTCTGAACCTTTGGGAGAGATACACAGATAGAGTTCCACAGGTCGGCAATATCCTGATAAGGATATGATATATTCTTCTTTTCTTTATTCTCCTTTAGTTTACTCTCTTTTTCTCTATTATTGTTTACTATACTATGGGGGTTATCGCCGTGATAACTATCATTATCTGATGTTTCCGCTTCGTTATCCCCGTTTTTGTATTGTTGTCGCCTGTTTATGAGGCGAGCGAGGCGTTCCCTGTCCCGTTTGCGTTTCTCCATTAGGGATGCAAAACGGCGTTGGTGCGCCTCGCTGTACAGGTGTTGGTCGTCGGTCATTTGGAGAAGCCCTACCTTGCAGCAGTAGTCCACGATTTCCTCCAAAAGCTCGACAGGCACGTCAAAATCCGCTGCGAGCAGTTCCCGGTTCAATTCGTTGTAATCTATCTCAAAATACTCCCCGTCCGTGAGGGATTCAAGGATAAAGCACCACACGGCATACCCCGTATGCTGGAACTTGCGGCGCAGGGCTTTGACCTTTACGTCGTTCCGCATGTCAGCGTCATGGCTGAAATACTCTGCGTTGTTTTTTTGAGGTCGTGCCATAATCCGTTCAGTTAAAAGTTGCTATGATTGATTTCCGCAGTTTCTCGTTCCGGGCGTTCCACTCGAAAGCCCGTATCATCCACTGCCTGTATTGGAGCGGAATGTCGGCTATCCTGTTGCCTTTGTACTTCCCGAAAGGCATTATCTCGATGGGAGCGTCAGCCCGTGCGTCGATAGCCTGTGTGTCCTCTCGTGTGTACTTCCCTATGTCGTGTATGGGTATGCCGGAGAGAAGCCGTCCTCCCGTTCCGAACATCCGCCACATCTTACCCTGCTCGAACCTTATATCCTCGACACGCCCGAAACGGCTCACGTTTCCGCCGAGGTCTATTATCAAGGCATCCTCCTTGCTCTTATCAATACGGGTGGCTCGCCCGATAATCTGATAATACAGGGCTATGGAAGCCGTAGATATTCCGAGGACTATGCAATCTATCCCCGTGTAGTCAAAGCCCGTAGAAAGCACTCTTACGTTGAAAATAACCCGGATCTGCCCGGCTCTGAAACGGTCTATCACGTCCGCACGTTCCCGTTTGTCCATGTCGCCGTAAATCACGGCAGAGTTCTCATACCGTTCTGACAGGTCGATAGCGTCCTGTACTGAGGGGGCAAAGGCGAGTATGTGCTTCCGTTCCGGGTGGCGGTCAAGAGCATCTATTATAGTCTGTGTGCCGCCGTTGGCTTCGTATGCCTGTTGCACGCTTTCCTCCGTGTATTCGGATTTTGAGGTGTTGAATACCAACAGGCTGTCGTCAAAGTCCGAAGCCTCGTACAACAGCTTGCACCAATATCCGAGTTTTACCATTTCCGATACCTGCCCGACGTGGATTATTTCCTTGAAGAAGTTACCTTTCTTGCTCCGGGAGGTCAGCATCACGAGCTTTGAGAACGTGCTGCCCTCCCTGTCCCGGTTCGTCTGCAACTTTACAGGCGTAGCGGTTATTCCGAGTACGTGCGTTATGCCGCTGTCTTTGAGGAAGCGTCCGAGCATACTGTCTGCCTCACGGGGGTAAAGGTGTGCCTCGTCGATGAGCATCTTCGTGAAGCCGTACCGCTTGAATTCAGCCCCAAGGTTTTTTATTGAGCCTATCGTGGCGTAGGTTATTTGTGCTATCTCCTTGCGCCCGAAACTCGCGCTGTAAATCCCGGCATTCGACCCAAAATCGCCGCATAGGGTGCAATATTTCAGATAGTTCTGCTCCAACAACTCCTTTGAGGGTTGTAGGACAATCAGCTTGTCGTTGCTGTTCTTGGCTACGTATGCGGTCAGGATTGATTTGCCCCAAGCCGTAGGCAGCACAATGAGGCTCGGTTTCGGCTTCGCCTCCTGAAAGAACCTTATCGCCTTTTCGATGGGTTCGGCTTGGTTTTCCCTGAGTGTTATCATATCGCTGTTATAAGGAAAAGCCCCGTACTTAGGGCTAACCACGCATAACAGCTCGCGTCGGAACGCCTTTCGGCTGCTCCACCCATATACAAGGCTTTTATTTTCTATGTAGTTTATACTGTTCATCTTTCGGTTATTGCAAATATAAAACGATTATATTATAATCACTTCAAATCCATAGGAATTTTTAACCGAGCAGTTAATTCTTCCTTTGAAAACGGCTGTTTCGCTTCCAATACCCGGTGCAGTTTCATCGCTAACCTCTTCGTGTTGTACGTCTTGTTGTCCGTCCCTTTCATATTCTCACACATAAGCTCAATGTAGCGAAGAATGTCATCCCGTTGCTTGTTTGATATGATTATCATCGTTTCTTGTTTTAGGTGTTATTTTAACAGGAAACGCCGTGCGCCCTGTGTCGGTATCGTGAACTCTCTCGCAAGATCGGGGTGCGCAGCCTGAAAAGCCTTTGCGTCAAACTTGTTGCTCGGCTTCGGGGCTTTCCATGTGGCGAGCGTCTGACCTCCATAGCTGATAGCCTCCGCATCTCCAAAAGCAACCTTTATTTTCTCCTCCAAGGCGACTTTCCTTTCCTCAAGCTCCGAAAGCTGGTCTTTCAGCCCTTTCAGGTCTTTGTACGCTTCAAACACTTCATCGTTAACCTCGACTATTTTCCCGTCCGTGTGGCGGTTGTATTTCAGCAGAACGTCCTGTACGGACTGCGCCGTCGGCTCTTGCTTTCCGATGATGTTGTCCGTCCAAAACCTTTCAACTTCCTCAACGAGCCATGCGTAAAAGTCCGGCACTAAGTCAAGGTCTTTATACCCAAACTCACGAGCGGAGCAAAGCCAAGCGAGGCTTCCCTGTTCAAGCTCCGCAACTCCGAGTTGGTATTGAACCTGACAGAACCAGTGCTTTGGCAGATCGTCCCCGTCGATTTTCATCTGCGTGGTCTTGCATTCCAAAATCCCCTTGTTGGTGTTGTTCTTTGCCATGCCCGTAAGCCAATAGGTGCGGTCGGGGCTTACCTGAAGATAAGGGCGTTCCTTGTTGGCTATAATCCAATCCCCGGCTGAACGCTTGATTATTTCCCGTCCCGTTTCATCGTGCCAAAACATGGCTACGGCATCTTCGAGATAGTGTCCGGCTTTCATCGCAAAGGTTTCATCCTTTGCAGGGTCAAGCCCTAACTTGCGTCTCCATAGTTGATATGGGGTTTCCCAAGGGTTCAGCCCGACAATCGTTGCGACTTCGCTGCTTCCTATACCGTTCTTGCGGTGTTCGAGCCATTCTTCCCGGCTCTTGGGTCTGATAATTACGTTGTTCATATCGCTTTGTTATTTTGATTAAAATTCGTTTTTACAGGGCTTTCGCTTCCCGGATAGAGTGTCATACCATACAGGTGGTTATCGGCGGCGTACAAGGTTGAAATCAGCCCAAAGGTCGATAAACTGCTTGCCGCAGTAGACCGCTAACGCTTCGTTTTTCAAGCAAAGGCGAGAGCCGACGTCCGTATTCGAAAACGAGGGGGCGTAAGTCGAGTACGCAAAGGCGAAGCCCGCATATCCTGTTTCATAATCGCCTGTGGATATGAGGTGTCGGTCTTGCTTCTCCTGTTCGTCCATGTTGTTGATTTCGTCCTGTGTGTAGAGCCAAAACCAAGGATACCACCTTGCCTCATCTTCTGTAAACTTTGGTTCCCAACCCTCGTTTAAGGCGGCGCAAATTACCCTTAGTTGCAGATACGCTTCCAACTCGGGAGAAAGGTTCTCGCCTAAATGCCATTCTTTTACAAACGGGTGTTCCTCTCCGAGTTCCAACATTGCATCTTCAAACGTCTTGATGCGCTCTGTTACGGGTCGATTGTCGGCTTTCTGTGCCGTTTCTGAACTTAACTCGGGGAAAAGTGCGAGAAGAAGTTTCTTTCCGCTCTCATCGGCTGTATTAAACGCAGCCTTTACGTTTTCAATTTTGATTTCCATAATGCTGTTACTTTTTGTTGGTTGATGATTTCTTGTTGTCTTTCTCTTCCTTGATTTCGCCCGTTTCAGGGTCAACATTTGCCGGAACAGCCGGAGCTGCGCCCGTAGCCTGTGCCATAGCTACTGCCGCTTTTTCCTGCGCTGTGGTCGCCTTTTTATTGGCTTCCTCCTGCGCCTTGGCTTCAATAGCTGGCTGTACGAATGTTTCCTGTACGGTGGTCGTTCCCTCCTTGATTGCATTCCATGTCGCCCGGAGTTCAAAGAGGCGTTCCTTGTCAATCTCAGCAACGGTCTTGATGCCGAGATATTGGCATATCATCGCTTCCGTAACCCCGGCTTTGGCGAAGTTCGCTAAACAGTTCTTACGGGCTGTTTCAACGTCGATAGCCTGTCCGAGAGCAACCTGTTTCACGTTGTTGATGATTTTCTTCGTTACCGCCTTGGGGATAACCGTCAAAACAGCGTTGCGGAATGCGATAGAGGCTGCGGCGTTCCCTGTCACAACCTGCATGTCCTCGCTGTACGTCTTTCCGTATTTGTTGGTTATGCGGCGTTTTACTTCCTTGCTCACGGCAAAGTTCGTTTCAAGGTCGTGGCAGATAGCCTGTGCCGTTATCATACGTCCGTCGTTGCCGATGATGCGTGTCTGAACACGGAGGTTGCCCCAAGCCCCGGCGATGATTTCCGCCATACGGACTGAAAGCCCCTCGATGATGTTGTCGTTTCCGTTTGCGTCCTTTCGCCGGAGGACATAGAAACAATCCTCTGCCGTCTCTTTATCCATTGTGGCGTATGTCGCTATCTTGTTAAGACAGGCGGCAAGGTCACGTGGGTACTGCTTGGCGGTGGCTATCTGAATGTCAACCTCCGCACGGTCAATTGCTTGCAGCATTTCAGCTTGCTTTACTTCGATGATTTCGTTATTCATTTTGATTTGAATTTATTTGCCCTCTGACTGGTTCGGGCGTTCCGTTATTTGTTTCTTGTTGAGTGAGTACCGGGCAAATGTCACGGGCTTGCCTGTCACCCGGTTAATCCCTGTTTCCATCGTCTTTACGATGTCAAGCCCCTCACGGCGCAGATCGCTTATTCTTGACGCAAGGCGATAACAGCCGAAGTCCCTTAACGCTTCAAGCCCGGTTATGCTGCCTCCCTCCAAGAGCCGCTGCCGTATGAGCTGGTTGTGTGTTGATGCTTGTTTCATATCCGTTGTCATTTGTGGGTTGCTACATAAGTGCTTGCCTTGCCCTGTATCTCTCCGTCCGTGAGTATTTTCGTGTCAAGCATCCATGCCTCCAACTCGGCTTTCTTGAAATACAGCTTGCGCTGCTTCTTGAAATGCGGTATCTTCTTTCCGCTTGTCAGTCGGTAGATGTGTCCGACGCTTAACCCAGTGAACAGGGCAGCTTCCTCAATGTTCAGAACCGTTTTAGACCCTATCAGGGTAAGTTCCGCTATGTGGTCGAGCTTGTTGCTCAAATCCTGTAATGTCGTATCTTCCATATCCGCTCGTTTTTTAGATGTCGTCGTCCTCGTCCAATTCCTCCGGGAGATACCCGGCTCTGTGCAGTCGCTTCCCTACGTAGAAGCATATCAGGAGGCTTGCCATTGCTCCGGCTTTAATCAGAAAGAACTCGCCAAGCGGCATAGGGTCACGTGGGTCTTCCTCTCCGGCGAGGACGATAAACGAAAGGAAACCCCAAATGCCAAGCATCCATACTGCCGCCCACTGTACGGCTTTGCCCCGTTTTGCCTTATTCTTCTCCATAGTACAATTCCGTCATCTGTCTAAATAAATTTTTGTACTTAATCATAAGTCTTATCAGGCGGTTGTTCTCTCCGTTCAACCGCTTGTTGGCAAGTTCGAGAGCCTTTATGTACCGCTCGTCAGATTTACCATTCCGGCACACCGTGATTTCAATGTCTGCCATTTCGGGTTGCAGGTCGTCGTCAAAGCAGCTTATAGTGGTTTGACGCACCGTCTTACGGGATTTCTTTGTAGATGTTTCCCCGTTCTGTTGCTGTGCTTTCCGTTCCCAATACGCCTCGACGTATTTCTTGTTGTATTGGTATTTGAGCTTGTTCGCTTCCTTGCTTGCCATAGCTTACCCCTCCTGCATGTTTAGGCGTTCCTCAACCCGGCGGCGGATAACGTATATCGTGCCGATACTGTGGATGCCGTATTTTTTCATTAAGTGTTCTGCAACGAGTGTCTTGCTCTGTCCCTTGACGGACATAAGGTCGTTGTATTCGTTGTAGATTGCCAAGTCGCGAGCCTCTCGCTCCGTTTGGCAGGGTGTTTTGAATACTTTTGCTTCCATTCTTTCGCTTTTATTTTCAATTTTACTTATTGGTTTATTTCCGATTTCGGAAACAATTTCATAACTTTGTGCGGTTATAAAACCGTAACACGCTGCAAATATAAACAAAGTTTCGTTTTCATAAAAAGAAATCGAAATCAAATTGCTATTTTAACAATAATTAAAAGTGGAAATGACAGATATACAACGCATTAAAAAGGTAATAAATTGGCTTATCTTCCAAGATGTAGCCGAGAACGAGCGGGATTTGTCGGAGAAGATGGGTTATACAAAGTCCTCATTTTCACAGATAACTAATGGAAAAGTGCCTTTGTCTGACAAATTTGTGAAAAACCTTTGCTCGTTTGATGAAAATATAAACGAAGTTTGGGTAAAAGAGGGAACGGGAACGATGTTTAAGAATAACCCGAACAGTGAAAACGGAGTTACTATCCCGGAGAGTGCCTGGAACGTAATACAGAAACAGACCGAGAGCCTTGCCGCCCGTGACAGGCAGATTGACGAGCTTATCGGCATGCTGAAAGACCAGATTCAAGAGTACAAAAAAGCGGTTGCCCGGTTGGACGACAATGCCGCCTCTGCCGCTGCCGTGTAG